GCCCAGGCCTCACAGAATTATTATTCTGCAAAGAACCGAGCGGATATGGATAACACCGTTGAAGACCTTCAACGTGATCTAAGTTTTATGACTTCGAATCTCGATTGGATCACCATGGAACGTGTCATCACGTTCGCCTTGTTCTTGCTTGTCCTCGTAGGACCGCGTCTCTGGCGCGAGCTATGTGCGCTTTCTCAGCGCATACTCGACCAGTTACGCGGTTTCGTGCGTTGGCTGACGAAAGAGGATGTTTACCGTCCACCGATCGCCGACCTCGACCTCACTCCTTTGGGAGAGACGACCGTAGGACAGACCAGTGATGGACGATTGGTTACGATTGTACGCGTAGACGGTGTTTGCGTGGCCCAACTCCCTTTTTGTAAGGTTGAGCAAGGCCGCCTCACCGGTGAAACCTATGCGCCAGAAATGGCTGCAAGGGGTGCGCATCAACATACTAGTCCTCCTGGTGTAAGAGAGTCGAAACATGGAATTATTTTCCTGAACGGCAACGACGACAAGGTGGGCGTAGGATTCGTTATTCCCTTAGACGATAGTCGATCTCTGCTTGTGACGGCGGATCACGTGTACAAACACTCCAAGAAGATTAGAGGAGCTCACTTCGATGAGACCTTCGATATCCCTTGTGCAGGCGGTTCTTACTCTGATGTCCGTTTCATCGAGATCTCACCAGACTTGAAGTCTAGGCTAGGCGTCCGAACGAGGAGCAAACCCACCGCTGCATACCGCGGCCAGGCTACGGTCTTTCTTTTGAGGGCCGAACCACGAGATGCCCCTGCTCAGATTGAGGATGTCTTGAAGGTTTCTGGACGTGGTTTGCCGTTTGGTTTCACCCACATTTCTCGCACGAACTCGGGCGATTCAGGGTCTCCGATTCTCTCGGTGACTACGCGTCGACCCGTGGCTGTTCACGTAGGAGCTTATCCAGGACTTGAGAAGAATGTAGGAATTGCCCTTGAGCCACTTCTCAGGGCTTTCTACCCTCAGGCACTACACGACTTTAAACCGGAGTCGGATGATGATAAGCGAAACAAGATGTTTGATTTTGTTGACTTGGATGACTTCAGGGATGTTATAGCCTCTCGCGGCGACAGGTATCGGTTGCGTAGTGTTAAGAATGACACCCGCCGTATCGTCGTTGACGATCGAGGCAGATACGCCTTGGATGAATCTCGTAGTGATTTGTGGGCCGACTATGGTGAAGATGATTCTTTGCCTGAGTGGGATGGCTTTATCAATGAGAGTCAGGATTTTCGTCCGAGACCACGCCCCCCTGTGGTCCTGAAGACAAAGACGGGGAACCTGAACTCGAAAAGGCCTACACCACCACTTCCGAAATCGAATGGCTCGAGACGACCAAGAGTCACTTTGGACTACCGTCCATTGGCGCTGCCCATTGTAAACCGGGGGGCTCAAACAAGAAAGCTCAGCGAGAGATTCCATCCGGAATCACAGACCGCTACCCAGAGCTCCTTGGATACGAGTTCCCTCCCACTGGGACCAGAGCCGTGTGCTCAGCGCTCACCCTTGCAGTCGGTGGAGACACAGCGGAACGCCCCTTTGGCAGAGGCCCCTCCGGTGGAGAAAAGCACATTGGTGAATGGAGCGTCCCAGACGCCTTCGAAACCTTCGGCAACGAAGAGCTCGAAGCGCTCTGCAAGAAAGCGACGCTCCAAGTCACGCGTGCAAGCAACCCCGGATACCCTCTCAAGCTCTACGCCGCTAACAACGGACAAGCCCTCGAAAACTTTGAAGACGACATCGTCAGAGAAGTTGTGTCCCGGCTGCAAATGCTCTGTACGCACAACGTGCGTGGACTCAGTCCAAGAGAACTTGTAGAACACGGGTTTCGAGACCTAGTCTCACCGTTCATCAAACAGGAACTACACCCCCCCCGAAAGGTTGCGAAGGGTGCCTGGAGGATTGTCCAGTGTGTGAGCCTAGTGGACCAGTTGATAGAACGTATTTTGTATACTCGTGCTGTATTAGCTGTCAAAACTCAGTATCCTGAGTCTGATGCTGTTGTCGGAATTGGTTTCACAGATTCTATGTGCGCGGAATTCCACGCCGAAGCCCGGTCGGCTCTTGGCCCAGGCCTCAAAGCCACTGATGTGGCTGGCTGGGACAGGAGCCTAGGTCAGGGCTGGGTGCTTGAAGCAGCTGAATCGATTATTCGGTCAGCCACTCGCACCTACCCTGCTTGGGAGACGGCCGTCAGGAATCACGCATGGATCATCACAAACCCCGCCTTTATTGTCCCCGATGGACAGAAGCACGCGGTCGTGGTACGCCCGAAGCCAGGTGGAATGTTGTCAGGTTCGTTTATGACCACAATGTTCAACACCTTGGCTCGGTTAGACGTATCCGATGCGGCCGGCAGCTTACGCTGCAAGGCTGCTGGAGACGACGCGCTCGAACGCTTCACCCCGGGTTATGATTATATCAAGGCGTATGCTGATCTAGGATTTGAGATA